CTCTCCTTCAAAAAGGCTAAGGCGTGGGAAGATGCAGAAACAGCAACTCCGCAACCTGGCGACATCGTTTATTTTGATTTCCCTTCCGATGGAGTAGACCGAATCTCTCATGTGGGAATTGTTTTGAAGGATAACGGAGATGGAACCGTTACCTGTGTTGAAGGAAATACCAGTCCAGACAAGAAGGGTGACCAACGAAACGGTGGACAAGTTGCTAGAAAAGTACGCGCTTACAAAAAGAGCGCTACAAAAGGCTTGCCTCTTGCCGTTGTCGGTTTTGGTCGTCCTAAGTTCACAGCATAGGAAATCCAATGGCAGACCACGAACCAACCCTCGGAGAAATCATGCGTAGGCTTGACGACCTAACCACGGAAGTCAAGCAAATCAACATCAATATCGGTGAGACTTATGTTCGCCGTGATGTCTACTCATCTGACTCTGCTCGTTTTCAACAGGCAATGGAATCAATCCTGGACCGAGTTGAAAAGATGGAATCTCGCTCCGAATGGGTGGTTCGTACTGTCGGCGCTCTTATCATTGCCACCGTTGTCGGTGCCTCAGTCTATGTTGGACAAATCATCGGCTTGTAGGATTTGACATACCCAACTGGGGGTGTGTATCCTCTCGCCATGAGAGGAGCAATATGACAACACAACCAGATATACATGAGTTCGACAATCCCGCTGTATCTTCAATCTCAGCGGAAAATGAGGGCTTTGTCGTTGATAGCGACCAAAAGGCTGATTGGGCAATTCGTAAATTAGCCGTCATCCGCCGTAAGCAAGCCGAAAATAAAGCAATCTACGATGCGGAGATTATTCGTATCACAGAATGGCTTTCTACGGTCAATACAGCCCTTGATAGGGATGCTGCATACTTCGAGGCAGTCCTAACCCCTTACGCGCTCCTACAGCGCTCTGAAGGTCGCAAAACGGTAACTTTGCCCCATGGCACACTCAAGACTACGGCTGGTCAGCCAAAGATTGAGTTCAAGGATGAATCTAAATTCATTGAGTGGGCAAAGATAAATGACCCAGCACTTCTCAAAATCAAAACTGATGTAGACAAAACTGCATTAAAGGCTTTGATAACCGATGAAGGTGTAGTAATATCAACCCAGGGTGAAATTATCCCAGAGGTCATGGTTATCCCAGCCGAGACTTCAGTTAAGTTCGTAACCGAGTAGAGAGAGAATCACATGTCAGAAATCAAAGTAATGCCGATTGCTCAAGCACTTAATGAAGTGATGAAGGAAGTTGGCGCAGTTAAGAAAAATGACCGCAACGCATCCCAGGGATTTAACTTTCGTGGAATTGATGCAGTTGTCAATGCAGTATCGCCAGCACTTCAAAAGCATGGCGTAGTTATTGTTCCCTCAGTTGAGGATTATGAATACTCTTCAGTTGAGATTGGTAAGAATCGCACCGTCATGGGTCATGTTAAAGTCAAAGTTACTTACACATTTATCGGTGCAGGTGGCGATGCAATCAAGGCGACTGTCGTAGGAGAGGCGATGGATTCTGGTGACAAGGCAACGGCAAAAGCCATGTCAGTTGCATTTCGAACAGCCCTCTTGCAGACACTATCGCTACCGACAGACGAGCCTGACCCAGACAGTCAGAGTTACGAGCGCTCCGAAAAGGTCGTAGTTGATACCAAGGCGCTCGCTAAAGCAATCTCTGAGGCATCTGAGTTGGAAACACTTGCAAAATTGGGTGCGTACATCACAAAGTACAAAGATGCTATCGAGCCATCAATTCTTGAGACTCTTCGAATTTCATTCAAGGAGGCTCAGACCCGTGTTGGCACTTCCCCAGTAGTTGAAACTTCAACCACTAAGGAGTCAAGCGATGACACAGTTAGCGTTTCCTGAAGCGCCGTATAACGGAACATCGGGTTGGTCAGGTTCGGATTCATCCGAGGAAAGAGCGAGAGTTCAAGATGCGGATGGGACCACAGGTAAGCGCCAGATTGCGGCGCTTACCTACCTAGCCAATCGTGGCAGACACGGAGCAACTTGGAAAGAGTTGGCTGATGCCCTTGGACTTCACCATGGGTCAGCATCGGGTGTATTGTCCGTTCTCCATCTGACTGAGCGAGTTGCAAGATTGAAAGATACTCGTAACCGTTGCAAGGTCTATGTGTTACCCGAGTTCGTAGATGATAGAAAAATTGAAATGCGCCAGAAGAAATCATGTCCTAATTGTGGACACCACTTCTAAACCTGAAGGAGAGAGAATGACTTGGGTAAGGCTTGATGATGGATTTCCTAATCATCCAAAGATTATTGGATTGAGCGATGGAGCCTTTCGGCTCTACATAACAGCGCTCTGTTACTCCAATGCTTATTTGACTGATGGGATTATCCCGCAAAAAACGCTCAAAAAACTCTCAAACTCTCGCCATATTTCGGCATTAGTTGAAGCAAACTTGTGGGAAATTTGTGGCGATGATATTAAAATTTTGGGCTATGACGAGTATCAATTTACAAAAGAAAAAGTCGAAACTGAGCGTAAAAAAGCCGCTGAGCGTATGGCTAAGTCCAGAGGGTTACACCGAACAGAGGGCGTAACTTCGCCCGAAGTTCAACCGCCCCATACCCATCCCATACCCATACCCATACCCAATAAAGATATAAATACACAGAATCCTTCGGATTCTGACTTCAATCTCTTTTGGGCAATCTATCCAAGGAAAGAAGCAAAAGGCGCAGCGAGGACAGCCTTCATCAAAGCCTGTAAGAAGGCTCCAGTTGAAATCATTATTGAGGGAGCAAAGAGATTCGCCTCTGACCCTAACCGCCAACCTGAGTTCACCGCTCACGCATCTACCTGGCTTAATCAAGAGCGTTGGACCGATGATGCTCTTCCTGCCCGTGGAGGGACGATGACTCGTACCGAGACTTCAGTTATGCGAGCGCTTGAGATTGCGGAAAAGTTTATTGCAGAAGAAGAAATGGCTATTGAAAATGAACCGTTCTGAGGTTGCTCAACTTTTTGCCTACTGCTGCCTTTTTGATATGAGGCTTCAGGCTGATGAGGGAAGAATCCTGGCTTGGGATGCTGCCCTTAATCCTGAGATGACTTTTCAGTTCGCTAAGGATTTTGTGTCACGACACTACAGCAATGACGATAAGGTAATCGCTCCAGTTTATTTCAACAAGGAGTGGGTAAGACACCAAGAGCGAGAAAAAGAGAGATTGCGAACTCAGCAATACATGTTGGAGATGAAAGAGGCAGGGGCAAAAGCGGCAACGCCAGAGCAAGTAAATTTTTATTTAAGTCAGATTCGAGAAGTATTAACGAAAGGCAAACCAAGTGCTGATATGGCAGATGGTAATGGAGAGGTGGCACCTGACTTATGAGGATATTCCGATTTGTAGATTGGCTACGGTCACGGCGAATCAGACGAGCGAACATGTCTGCTCTGGTTGCACAGAATCTTTGGCGAGCGCGAGACTTCAATGGCTAAACCTAAACTCAAAGTAGGTGATGAAGTTCGTTTCCAGGTTTTCTACCGAGCCAATTACAGATGCGAAAAATGCGGGGGCATGGGCGACACTTTTGGGTGGTCAGTTCATCACCGAGTCCCACGCCGCATGGGAGGCTCACGAAATGAGACTTTGCACCTGCCAGCAAACCTCATTCTTCTCTGTGGCTCTGGAGTCTCTGGATGTCACGGCTGGGTCGAGTCTTACCGAGATAAGGCTAGAGAGCGCGGATTCTTACTTGCCAAAGTTGAGTCGGCTGAGGAAATTCCATTCATTGACGATAATGGGAAAGCGTGGAAAATCTTTAATGATGGCGAGAAATGGGAATTCGACAGGAGTTCAGGTGACCCTTATCTTTAAGCCATGGATTGCCTATGCAGGATTGATGAACACGAACAACTCGTCTACAGACTTGAGTTGGCGCAGCGCCCTTGGACAACAAACGGCGAACGCGCTGGCAACAGGTGGCAGAGGGCTGAGTTGGTCAAGACTTGGCGTTCAGCGTTTCATGTATTGGCAAAGTCAGAGAAGATGCCAGAGATGGAATGGATTTCTGTCACAGTTGAACCTCATCAAAAAGGAGGTCGCTTACAGGATGTCGGGGCGTGTAATCCAGCAGTAAAAGCGGCGATAGATGGAATCGTGGATGCAGGTGTTTTGCCAGATGACTCACCGCAGTACATGAAGTCTTTGATTTTTTTAACACCGCAGAACGATAGAAATTCTTTAGTGCTTTACATACGAGGGGCAAGGAAAGAGGGAAAGAGATGAACTGGGACTTAATTTTGACTGTAGTAGGGTTATTTACTACTCTTGTATTATTCGCACCTATCTTTATTGCTTATGGACTTGCTTTTCACAGAGCAAAGATGAGCCAAGAGTTAGAGACGATTGAAAAACATAGAAAGTTATTTAGCAAGAACAATGACGATATTGACTGGACACAAATCTTCGAAGGAGAGACAAAATGAGCGACACACAGACGGCTGAAGAATTAGATGGTCGTGGACTTCAAGAAGTTCGCATGATTACTGATGCCATGCGTGAACACCAAAGCCAGATTTCTGACCTTGGCAAGCGCCGTAAGCAGTTGATTCTCCGCCTTCGTAAGCAGCGAATTACCTACCGAGAGATTGCTGAAGCAATGGGAGTATCCGAGCAGTTGATTTACAAAATCATTCGTGAGGATATTGACCGCACTCCGCAATATGACGAAAACGGAAAAATCATCCGCCATCGTGGACGACCAGCACTCACCCTTGAGGAAAAGTTACTCAGAGCGCAACAAAAGTTAGAGGCTGCACTTAACAAAGACTCTTAGCCTTTACCTAAGAGTTCTTAGCCTTTACTTATGGGGGAGAGTAATGAAAGCCAATATCCAGACGGGCAACATTCAAAGTGTGTCAATCAGTTCGCTGACTGCTTATCCCACTAACCCCAGAAGAGGAGACATAGATGCCATTGCATCATCGCTTACTGCTCATGGTCAGTATCGCCCTATCGTGGTTCAAGCGAGTACGAAATTTGTTCTCGCGGGCAATCACACACTTAAAGCGGCAAAAAAATTAGGTTGGAAAAAGATAAAAGCAGTTCTCGTTGATGTAGACGAGGACACAGCAAAGAAAATTGTTTTAGCCGATAACCGATTGACCGACCTGGCTGGATATAACGAGCCACTTCTCAAAAGCCTCTTGCAAGCGCTCCCTGAGTTGGATGGCACAGGATTTACTCAATCCGAGGTTGAGACTTTGGACCGCCTTATCTCAGGTGACCAAAAGGAACCTTTGGGAACCTCTGGGAACCTAAAGGATGACCCCGAGGTAAAGATTGCAGCGTGGCGCTTTACAGTTGAGCAAGATGCCTATGATGCGTGGAAAGAGCAACTTTACGAGGAATTCGGAAAGACTAAGAGCAAAGCCAACGCTGGAATCAAGGAGCGCCTGGGATTTCCAGAGCGCATCGCTGAGAAGCCAGAACGAATCCAGGAGCGCTCTGAGAGTTCGCCTGAAGATGTCGAGACCGTATCGGTCAAAGAAATCCTTACACATCCGCTAAACCCGCGTGAAGGCGACATTGGGGCAATCATTGAGTCCCTTTCAACCATGGGGCAATACCGACCAATCGTGGTCAATCGCCCTACGAAGCATTGCGTGTCGGGTAATCACACACTCCAGGCAGCAGTTCAATTAGGCTGGGAGAAGATAGCCGTCCATTGGATTGATGTAGACGATGTAGAAGAAATCAAGATTCTCATTGTGGACAATCGCACTTCAGACCTTGCCACTTATGATTCTCAAGAATTAAATAAGTTACTGACCAGTACGAGTACCAAGGGAACAGGATTCTCCAGGGAAGAAGTTGCCGAGATTCTTTCAGGGGGAAAGACAAAGCCTGGACATAATCCGATTGGTCGGACCAATATCAGGGTGGGCAATCATTCGATGCGAGTTCACACCGAGGATTTGAACACATGGGCTAACACCATATACGGCTGGACCGACATCGCAGAGTTGCTTAGAATTCCGCTTGAAGCGTGTACAACTGAGGTAGAATAATAGAATGGCATCAGCAGTAGCAAAAAAAGAACCAGCGAAGAAACCCGTAAAGAAAACAGCGGGTCGCCCTACTGCGCTCTTAGAGGAAATTAAAGAGCAGACCCTTTTGGACTACATCCGAATTGGAACACCTGTTCGAAAAGCAGTTGCCGCATCTGGGATAGCAGAAAAGACTTTCTACAACTGGATGAGCCGAGGATTAGCAGAGCGCGAGCGCTTAGCCCTGGTCCCTAACGCTAAAGAGAATCCTACTGAAGTTATATTCCTACAATTTTTACAGCAAGTTGAACAGGCAAGAGCAGAGGCAATCACCAAAAAGATTGCCGTTATTGCCAAGAGTGGTAATGAAGGCGATTGGAGAGCAGCGGCTTGGTGGTTAGAGCGCCAGGTGCCAGACGAGTTCGGAAAGACAGATAGATTCGAAATTGGCGGAACCAATGGGGAAGCAATTAAAGTACAGGTTGAAATGGGCGATTTAGAAGATAAGATTGCAAAGGTCTTAGCAATTCGAAAGAGGTAGAAATGGCTGAACGGCTAGTAGACCTTGTTCTCAATGCCACGCCAGAGGAGAGAACAAAGATTTATCTCTCGCTTACCGATGAAGAAAAGAACGCGCTCGCAGTTATCCTTGATGCTGAAATAAGTAATCCGTGGGCGAGATATGAAAATGACCCAGTTGCCTTTATTGAAGAGGGCTTAGGAGAAACACTTTGGTCGAAACAGCGTGAAATTCTGGAATCTATCCGAGACAATAAAAGAACTACAGTTCCCGCTTGCCACGCTCCAGGAAAGTCTCACCTTGCTGCTCGCGCCGTTGCATGGTGGATTGCAGTTCATCCACCTGGCACCGCTATTGCAATCACTACAGCATCTACCTTTAAGCAGGTTCGTAACATTATGTGGGCGCAGATTCGCCGAGTTCACATGGCTCACGATTTACCTGGAGAGATTCTGACTACTGAGTGGAAAATGGATGACACGGTAGTTGCTTATGGATTTAGACCAGCCGATAACAATGAAGCCGCTGTACAGGGTATCCACGCGCCGCACCTGCTCGTAGTAGTGGATGAGGCTGGCGGTATCTCGGACAAGATTGGAAGCGCCTTAGAAGCCCTTATGACGGGTGGACATACCCGCCTCCTAGTATTGGGTAACCCGCCGACAGACCAAGAGCAGACATGGTTCGAACGCATCTGCAATTCACCTATTTATGAAACCATCCCTATTGGGGCTTACGACACGCCAAACTTCACGGGTGAGGAAACGGGTCAATGCCGCAGTTGCCCTCCCCATGTAGAGGCTCACGCTGTCGCTACGCACCTGGTAGACCAGAGTTGGGTGGATGATGTAATCAGCGAATTCGGAGAAGATTCTCCATTCGTTGAAGCCCGTGTAAATGCCCGATTCCCACAAACGGGAACAGGAAAGGTCATTCCCTACCATTGGGCAGAGTTGGCTACGCAAAACGAGGACTATCTTGAATCTGGCACTATTCGGCTCGGTGTTGATATTGCATCCGATGGCGGAGATGAATTCGTAATCGCAAAGGCAGATGGATACAAAGTCTCATTGGTGCATCGCTCATCTGGCAAGGCTAATGCGAACGCTGTAGATGTTGCGGGTGTGGTTATTGGTGAGATTGAGAAAGCAGTTGCCGAACATAAAACTAGAAATGTTAGCGATGTGGTGCGGGTGAAGATTGACACGATTGGCGTGGGCTGGGGAGTTGTCTCATTGCTAGACCGCTGGGTTAAAGAGCGCCAGTTACGGGCAATCATTGTTGGGGTCAATGTGGCAGAGAGACCTAAAGACCAAACTAAGTTCAAGAATCAAAGAGCCGAGATGTGGTGGAACGCTCGCTCAATGTTGCAACCTAAAGATGACAGGCAAGAAATTCGCCTGGATGTGGACCGCCCTGTATTGGCGCAGTTGGCTGGACCTACATTCAAATCTGATTCTTCAGGTCGCATCCAGATTGAATCTAAGGCTGACATGAAGAAGCGAGGAGTTCATTCTCCAGACCGCGCTGAAGCCATCCTTCTCGCGCTATACGAGAACAAAACCGTACACGCACCGATTTCGCCGCTTTCATTCACACAGTCGAATCCGTGGACAGTATGAAAAACTCCGATTGGGATTTAGACTTTCGTTTTGGTCAAGCGGGTGAGGAGATGGTCGCTCACCTCATCGAAACAGTTGAGGTAAAGACCGATAGGCGCTGGAAAGAAACAGGCAATTTATACATTGAGATTTATTGCTGGTCGAATAATACGGAGGGCTGGTATCCATCGGGGCTATTGGCTACCAAAGCCTCACATTGGGCTTTCAATTTAGAGGGAACAGTTTTGATTGTCCCTACCTTGGTCCTCAAAGATGCTTGCACTAGATTCGGCAGACGGATAAATTGCGAGATTCCACCAAACCAATCAACAGGATTTTTAGTCACAGTTGATAACTTGATGGAATCTACACGAACCTATCTTTCGCAGTCATCATCTGATGAACCATGCTCCTCGCAGTAGTAATACATCTTATGCTCTGGCACCTTGCAATGTGGGCATGACTTTTCTTCATTGACCACAATTACCTCGGCATCGGTATATTCTTCATCGCAGTTGAGGCAACACGCTAAGCGCTCGCTCCAATTCTTTAGCCAGCGCTGATGGCGCTCTCTTTGTAATTGTTCTAGGGCGCTCATGCAAGGACCGATTCTGGCTGGATGTCAAAGACAGTTTCGTAGAGCAAACGCCCACCTTCCCAATTATCCCAGTTGCCATCTGATTTGATTTCAATGACATCGCCAAAGATTTTCTTGGCATGGATAAGGCTGGCAGTTACCGCTGCATCGTAAAGCGCTCGACCAGTCTTGCAGAAATCAAAGCCCTGGTCATCAACAGAAATTCCGAATGTCTCGACACCTTGATTTCCTGCGCCATTAAAGGCAACAAGATTCTCAGCGAGTTCTGGCGCATCTTCACCGATTCCATTACCGAGCGGGATACCCGCCTCAATCGCAGTTTCGACAAGAGCCTTGACACCTTCAACCCAGGTAGCGAATTGCTCTCGGTTGAGTTCTTCCTTGATTGTCCAATAATGTGTGTATCCCACTTATGCACTCTCCTTTTGTAAATTGGTCGAAAAGTTCCATTCAAGTTTTCTTTCATGTTCCTGGATGTGTCTATCGGATGCCTTGCAAGCCTTACCAAAAACCAAGAAATTACCGCGCTTGCCGCAAGTACAAATCCAGCGGAAGTATTCAATTTCAAAGGTTAGAGCCATTTACTTGCCTCCTCTGGAGAACACGCCACCGATTTCACGGCGCTTGGTTTCAGTTGCCCAGCACTCTCCGCAGACCACGAAGAATTGATGACCGTAGCCCTCTTTGAAGATATTAAATTGCTTTCCGCAATCATCGCAGTTCTTTATCATTTCGTTCTCCTCTCTAAGAACAATCTAATTATATCATACCCTGGTTAGGTATTCAATCATTTAGCAAGTGTGGCTTGCTTCCTTTGGCTTGCCGTCCCATAACCAAGCCGATGAGAATGAGTTAAGGCTGACACCGTAACCGCCACCGTAGGTCTGAATCTTCTTGCGTTGGATTGGGTAAGTCTTGGTGATGTAAGCGCCTGGGTTGTCCCAATCACGAACCTGATACTCAGAAGAATCAGTTGGCACAACCTTTTCATGCGCCCAGCCAGTTACCTCAACAACTTTTGAGCAAACCTCTTGAATCCAGACTGAGAAATCGCTGACCTTGACTACCTTGAAGAATTCAATGTTGGTCTGGTCATAGCCCCATGATGAGTAAAGAATGTCGCCCACCTTTGGCTTAGTAATTCCGACCTCAACTACCTTTGCAATCTTTTCTTCGTATTTGTAATCTACTGACATTTTCATTTCCTCTCTCTCGGTCTTACAGTCTAAGTATATCATACCCAGGTTAATAATCCTACTTCTTTAACCTAACCTGGGAGATTTTTATTCCGTGTGTCTTGGCGTATTGCCTCTTAGCCTCGGCGAGAGTCTCGCGCTGCTCTTTTGAGTCTGCGGCGAAGGACAAGTAAGCCACGACATTCGCAAAACTCTGGGCGACCTCTGCATCGTCTCCAGCATCGTAGAGAGCCAACCATTCAAGCGCTCTCCATAAGTCGCCCACAGACGGCGCTACAGGCTGCACATCGCCTCTGAAAAGGTAATTGTCTACAGTTCCCTCATCAGCGGAAATTTGAGTTTTCCATTTGAAATCTTTGTACTTTGCGCTCATTACTTGAACCTCCCGACCTTGATGATGCTCGCCCATTCTTCCTGGAACTGGATTCCATAGCACTTCACGCAGATTTGTCCTGGGAACACTTCAAACTTCCCAATCTGCACTCCGCACTTCACGCACTTTTCCATGGTCTTTCCTCTCTCTTACAATCTAATTATATCATACCCTGGTGGTTATTCAAACCAGGAGATTCGAACATTTGTTCGATTTGATACCCTTATGACATGTCTCTGAATCCTGCTTATGTCTCACTCCTGAAGGCTGCCTGTCCAGCCGCAACCCAGGATGTAGGGACCAACCTTAAAAACCGCAAAAAGGCGATTGACGATGCCGCCTATGGACCGCTCAACCCTTCAGAGCCGAATGAGGATTACTGGCAAAAGATGGCGGAAGAATGGGATGTCCCAGTTGCCGAGGCTAAGAAACAAAAATGCGGAAACTGCGCTGCCTTCATCCAGACTTCAGCAATGCTGGAATGTATCAAGGGCGGATTGGCTCAAGGCGACACAGAAGAAAACGCCTGGGATGTCACCGAGGCTGGCGAGTTGGGATATTGCGAGGCTTTCGATTTCAAATGTGCATCACAGCGTACTTGCCGAGCCTGGATTGTCGGCGGTCCAATTACAGATAAGAGCAAAAAGTAATGGCTAAGAAAAAAGCGGGTGCGTTTAATCCAATGCAGATTAAAGATGGCTGGATTGTTCGCATGACCAAAGACGGGCGCATCGCTCAAAAGATAGAGCGCTACATTCCACGCCAACCAAAGAAAGCCTAAAGATGCGAACCTCACTTACGCCCCTGGATAGGTGTGACCGATGTGGGGCGCAAGCGAGAGTTCGAGCAAGTTTCTTGTCAGGCGATTTGTATTTTTGTGTACATCACGCCAGACAATTTGATGTTAAACAAGCCTCGTTTTCAGTAGAAGTAGAAAACGAAGAAGTAGAAAATATGTTGGTTTTACACAGGTTTTAGAAAGGCACCACAATGAAATGTGTTGATTGTGAATCTTCTGAACAAATCGTTTACTCGGGTATAGATGCTTTTATGCTCGAAGTAATCGAATTGGTCGAAAAGATTTGTTATCCCTGCGCTAATAAACGCCGCCGTTCGCTATCTTAAAAATAGTCTATGGCGGTAATTACCGTTGCGGTCAGTAGCAATATCGAAAATGAGATTGCAAAAGAAACGCCAGTAAGGATTGCAGCAAGACCTAAAAACCATCGCACTTCAGGAAATTTTGCAGGTGGTCTCGGAGTCTTGATTACTTGATTGATAACCTTCGGACGAATGATGTCCTCAAATTTTTCATTTACTTCATTGGTATCCATAGTTCCCTCTCTTTGTTTATACAACAGGGGTAGGATACTATTTATTCCGAGAAGGTGCAACTTTCTTTTTCTGGGTCTTGTAAATAAACGGACCAGATGTATAGGCATCATTTTCAGCAGCGATAGCCAAAGCAGTTTCAATTCCAGCGCCAGCGGCTAATGCGCCGATTGCATAATTAGAACCAGAGCCAACGCCATAAATACCTTTTGAATCCAGGGAGATGCTCATATCTTCAGCAAGTTCAAAGACCTCACCATCAATAGCAATCAAGAAAGCAAATTTAGTTTCGCCATCATCGGATTCATTCCATTTGTATTCTTGGTCTTTGAAACAAGCCTTCAATGATGGAACTACTTTTGAAATCATAAAGTGGTAAACATCTTTTAGGTCTGTAGCAGTTGGTTTAGGTGGAATCCAGATATGTTGAGCAATATCGCAGGGCGCAACTTCGCCAGAACCAGCGATAAGGAAATCTCCGCGCTCGCTAATTTTGACCATCTTTGGATGATTAGCAGTTCGACCATTCGGAGA